CGCAAAGAGCGGTTCGATGCGCGGTTCACGCTGCCCGTCGTGCCGGAAGCGTCGGCCTACTGAGAAAAAGAACCTTTGCCGTAAGTGTTTCCTAGCGCAAAAACGCACCGGGCGACGGCGGGGAGATAGAGCGCCAGCATGGAAAGGCGGCGTGGCGGAATCGAATATTTCGCGTTCCCCGCGTTATAAGAGATTCAAGCGATACGTTTTAGAGCGCGACAATCACCAATGCGTCATGTGTGGCTCGACCGAAAAGGTAGAGGTTGACCATATCAAGCCACAAAAAACGCACCCTGAGTTACGATTCGATGTGAGAAACGGCAGGACGCTGTGTTTCTCATGCCATAAGAAAACCCCGACGTGGGGAAACAATGTTCATCGGAGTACATGATGCAGAAATCCAACGTGATCCCCATAGACAAACATCGCACCGAGGATATGGAGGCGTTACGGGACAAGGTTGCTGCGGGCGTGAACTGGAAACGGGCTCTCGTGATGTACGAGGATGAGGAAGGCAACGTGAACATCTCAATTCATGGCGTCCCGGCGACGGACTGCATTGCATGGTTCGAGGTCGCAAAGACGCAGATGATGGTAGAGTTTTTCAGTTGATGGGTGACATAGATGTTACGCGACGCTTACGACAGACCGATCAAGGGGCTAGAGCTTGAGGAACGAACGACACTAGACCAAGTTACCGAGGCGTTCCTACGCGGCCTGCCTTACGACGCAGTTCGTGGTGCTGCGACTGTCACGGAGGAAACCGCGTATATGCGGCAGTCGTGGGTTTACGCTTGCGTAACCGCGATTGCACGGCTCGTTGCTTCGATTCCAGTAACAGTGCAAAGCCGAGTCACGGGCAAGCCGGTGCCGGATTCGCACCCGATTGCCGAACTTTTCCGTCGGCCAGCGCCACGGAAATCCGCTTACGATTTCAAGTTTTCCCTGATTGCTCACTACGAACTCGCGGGCAATAGCTTATGGGCAACAGGTGGCGGAAAGAAAAATGCTACATCGCCATTTCCCTTAGTGCCACTCAACCCGCGCCGAGTCGAACCAATCATCAGCGACCGCACCGGGGAATTATTAAGCTACAAGTATCAGCCAACAGATTCGGCAAGGCATATCTTTTTTCGACCGGACGAACTGATTCATTTCAAGAACTTCAACCCGGAGAGTGAACACTGGGGAATGAGTCCGCTGACGCCAGCGATGCACGCAATCCGCACGGACGTAAACGCGGCTATTTATAACGAAAAGTTCTTTGAGAACAATGCTCAGCCGGGCGGCATCTTGCTCCACAAGAAACCCCTATCCCGCATACAGCGCGATCAGGTTCAGTCGCAGTTCGAGGAAGAATACGGAGGAGTCAATCAATCACACCGCACTGCCGTCTTAGCGGGTGATTGGTCCTATCAGCAGGTCGGTTTAGGTCAGGCTGACATGGAATACCTAGAGCAGCGCAGATTTAGCCGTGAGCAGATAGCGGCTGTCTATGGTGTTCCGGGTCTTCTGATAAACGACCCCAATAACAGCAACTACTCTACGGCGTCAGTCGAAATGCGCCTGTTCGCTGACGCGAACTGGTTGCCAAAGGTCAGGTACATCGAAGATACGCTAGACGCGCAGTTCTTCGCTAAGTACGCACCTGAGCTGACGATTGTGTTCGAGACGCGGGAGGCACCTGGATTGCGAGAGGCGATCTCAGAGCAAATCACTCAGGCCATTGAACTCAACAAAGCAGGCGTTCCGCTGGCTGAATTGATTTCAGCGTTCCGCCTGCCCTTCGACGAGCACGAGTGGCAGAAAAAGTGGTGGATACCGATTTCAATGGTTCCCGCCGACGTTGCCGCCGCCTCTGGCCTACAGCAAATCAAAGACGACAGCTCAATCCTGAAAGAGAAAGAGCAGGCCGAGAAAAAAAACGCGAAAGAGGACGACACGGAATCGACCGACAAGGACCGTGCGATTTCACACGACGCGGCAGATTCGTCTACCTACGAGGATAGAGAAATCTACATCGACAGTTACCGCGAAATCCTGAAACGCATGACATCTCAAATGGAACGCAAGATGTCGCGGTATATGTTCGAGTTACGTGGGCGCGTCGTTCGTGGCGATGAACTCGACGAGACTTACGAGGTCAACGAGTTCAAGAAGTTGGTAGCGGCTCAGGTAGGCGACATACTGGAAAAAGGCGGCCAGAGCGTCTTCGATGAACTCAGCCGAGCCGATGCTTTCTACTTAGAAGATCAAGTGGACGGCCTAGCCTACAACCGTCTAGTAGAGCGATTATGTAAAACGCCCGTAGTGGTCTTACGTAAGATTCAAGATACAAACTCCGATGCCAAGGAAATCATCCGTGGCGTCACTAATAAACTGAAACAACTGGCGCACATGGAAGTAGCCCATGTGTTCAATGCGGGTCGCCTCATGGGAATGGCCTCATGCGGCATAAAGAAACACCAGTGGATCGCTTCGAGATCGAAGGGTTCATGTAACCATGTCAATGACGGTGAAGTACGCGACATTGGCGCAGATTTTAGCAATGGCATTGCGTATCCCGCGCAAGATTATCGCGCTAGGTGTGCGTGTTTAACGCTGCCTGTTGCCTAAAGGGAGAAGAAAAGATGGAACAGCATAAAAGCGAGATCGAAAAGCGCTCGCTCGACGTAGAGATCCGCACTCTTTCCGAGGAAGATCGTGTCGTTGAGTACGTTGCGTCCACACGCGGGGTTGATCGTTACCGAACACGAGTGCTTGGCTGGAATCTTGATAACTACACGAAGAATCCCGTGGTTCTCTGGGCGCACAACAAACAGATGCCCCCTATCGGGCGAGCTATCAATGTCCGCGAGGATGACGAGGTTCTGCGCGCAAACATTCAGTTTGCCAAGAAAGAGACTTACGAGTTCGCGGATACTGTCTATCGCCTGACCCGTGACGGCTTCCTCAAGGGGATCAGTGCTGGATTTATTCCGGCTGAGCGCAAGTTCAATAAAGAGATGAAAGCGGTTGACTTACTGAGCAATGAGCTTGTTGAGCTATCGCCGGTCCCGGTTCCGGGCAATGCTGATGCTCTTACCCTAGCTTTACGTGACGGCATTGTCCCCGCAAACCACGTCGAGTTGATGACGTACAATCACGCTATGAACGCACATCAGATTCGTGGCGTAGAGGACATTGATAAATTGCGTGGTGAGGTCATGAACTGGATCGAGAACGCCGATCCTGTGCAGGTGCAAGTGCCTTCGTCCTATGAGTTAAGCGCGCCATCTACTGAGCAACCGCAAACGATGGCCGAAGAATCGGACGAAACCGAGGCATTGCGTGCCGCGTTAGCAGAACAGCGTGGGGTTATTCAAACCATCGCGGCCATGACGGAGTTCGACATTCGGAATCTGTCGGAAGGCGACTACAACGACTTCCTTTCTCATGTACAGGCTGCGACGGAGCGAGCTGGTGCAGTGCTGAATCGCGCTAATCGCGGAAAACTACAGCAAGCCACTGACCTCATCAACAGCGTCGTCAACTCAGCCGAAAAAGTCGCTGAGGACGTGGCACCGGAGCCGGAGCAAGAGGTTGCCGCACCAGATGACGAGAAAAGGTCAGACGACTTATCGAGTATCATGGACCGATTCGACGAGGTGTTGAATAAAGTGACTGAGATGGCACATCGCAGCGCCGGTCGTAATTTAGTTGATAAAAACACGCCTAGTGCGCCTAGCGGCGATCAGACGGCGTGGATTGATTCGGTTCTTGCGCGTTTGCCCAAGGACTAATGGTCTGGAGCGCGTAGCGCACCTCATGACCGAGACGAGAGGACAGTATGAATTATTTCGATTGGGACTCTTGGAAATTAACCGGGTTCGGCCCCGGCGGGAAAGGCGGAAAAGGCAGAAAGTCTGCCAAATCCGGCTCGAAGAAAGGTAAAAGCAGAAAGGGTGGAACTAGGAAAACTGGCAGCGGCAAGAGAAAGTCGTTGCGCTAACGATTTCCAGAGCAATTTAGCTACGCGCTAAGGAGGATTAGTTATGAGCGAAGAAACTAAGGTAACGCCTGAGACAAAGGCGGCACCGGAAACTTTTGAACAGAAAGCGGACGCGCTGCTTGAGGGCATCGCACAGATCGAGCAGCGGTACGGATCGCAGCTTGAGGACGCCAAGAAGGAGTTCAGCCAGCTTGGCGAGGTCATCGAGGAGCAGAAGCGACGCCTTGAGGCCATTGAGAACGCGGGACCGGCGGCAGAGGGCCTTGAGGTTCTGAACGAGTATTACCCGGACAACGACGAGGGCCATGAGCGTGCGTTCTCGGATTGGATGACGGATCTCTACAATCGCAGCCTCGGCTTCGAGTCGCGTGCGGGTCAGGACACAACTACCGCTAAAGGCGGTGCTACTGTACCGACCCCGCTCGATAACCAGATCGTTCACATCATCGAGCAGCATGGCGTTGCGCGGCGGGTGTTCGACCGTATTCCGATGACTTCCTTGACGCTGAAGATTCCGGTCGATACGGCTGGGCCTTCGGTTACGTTCGAGGACGAGGACGCGACTATTACGGCGTCGAGCGCGACGTTCCGCCAAGTCACCTTAGAGGCCAAAAAGCTCGCGGCGGTTGACGAGCTGACAATGGAGATCCAGCAGGATGCCATTCGTCCGCTCGTGCCATACCTGACGCAGCTTTTCGGTGAGGCAATCTCCAAGAAAGAGGATGATGCGTGTTTCGTTGATACGAGCCCGTTCACTGGTATCTTCACGGAAACGGCTGCGGCTTCTCCGGCTGAGACGGAAATCGGGCTTGTCCAGACCTCCGGCACGAACGCCTCGACTCTTGCGTACAACGATCTCGTTGACACGATGCACGCCATTGACGAGAACCTGGTGTTCGACGGAACGTGGCTGATGAATCACAACGTGCTTGCACGGATTCGCAAACTGCTCGATCAGGACGATAACCCGATCTGGTCGCCGCTCGCCGGTGGGGAGCCCGCTACGATTCTCGGACGCCCCTATGTCATTGCGAATCGAGCACCCGCTGGGGTGGACGGCTCTGAGAACGCATTGCTCATGTACGGCCAGTGGAGCTACGGCGTCATTGGCGAACGCATGGGCGTGGAAGTGGCGTTCTCTGAGCACGCCGGTTTCACCAAGGCCAACACGTTCATGCGCGTAATCGAGAGGTTTGCGTATGCGACGCTCAAGCCGAACGCTTTCGCGGTCCTGAAAACTGCCACCTAAGTTGACACTTAGGCGGTGAAACAAATCGGCGCGGGGGCTAATCACCCCCGCGCCGTGATTTCAATGCAAACTGAATCAACACAGCAAAGCAATTTACCGTTAGCTAGGGCATATTGGCCCCCGCAAGGCACTAAGAATTACGGCGGCTTCATCGGTTACGGCAACCTGCTCAAGTCACTTCAAAAGTGCATCGTGCCCGACCCAGACAGTGACATATATTTCACGTTGTGCGATCCGGCGAAGTATCGAGCTAGGTCAGACAAGCGCGTCAATATGTGCTTCACGATGTGGGAGCACGAGGAAGTACCGGAAAAGTACGTAGCCAATCTACGGCAAGCGGACGCTGTTGTAACTTGCTCCCAGTTCTGCAAACGGGTTTTCGAGGATATACTGGATTGCCCCGTATATTTTGTACCGCTTGCGATAGACGACCAGTTATTCAGTTATAAAAAACGGTCTAGGCCGCGAGGCAATAAACCGTTTAGGTGGCTATGGCTAAATGCGGCGGACCCGCGCAAAGGTTACGATCACCTAGCTAGGCTTTGGGAGAAGTTTTACTTCAACGACCCAAGAGTCGAGCTGTACATGAAGACGACATCAAACGTCAAGGAACAGATCGTTACGCACGGCAACGTGACGTTCGACTCGCGTATTTTACCGCCCGACGAAATAGCCGCTCTCTATCATTCGGCTCACGGGTTTATTTATCTTTCTTGGGGTGAGGGCTTTGGCTACACGCTAGCCGAGGCCATGTCTACGGGATTACCTTGCGTTGCTACCGAGCGCTCCGGCTACGTTGATTTCTTCAACTCAAGCAACGGCTATCCGGTGTCATATAAACTACACCGCGTAGCACGAGAGCTGTTCGGTTCCGATGGCGAAGATTACAGCAGGTCAAACGCACCGGACGGTAAATACTCGATTGCGATTGGCGATTCGCGCCAGTGCGTGAACTCGATGAACACGATTATGAGCAAGTACGGTCGTGCAATGAAAAAGGGTCTACACGCATCGCAAGGACTTAGAAAGCACTACAATATGCAAACGATGGCGCGTGCTATCAGCGACATATTCCAACTTTATAATTAGGATAAGGCTATGGCACGATCAGGTGTACCTCGGCAAGACCCGTCAACGACAGATGACATCATCGAGTGTATTGAACAGGATCGCGGCGATGGTCAGGGGACTCAGTTAGTACAGACGAGTAATCCGATGTGCCTCGCGGACCTGACCACGGTGTCTGGGCGTGCGACGGCAACAACATCAGACTCAGAATTGATTTCAGAGAAAAAATTACGTGTTCGCCTAGTGATTAGAAATCTTTCAACCTCGGAGACAATGTACATGACAATCGACGGGGATGCGGCGACCACAGCGAATGGATTTCCACTTTATCCGGGTGAAACATTCACAGAGGTTACGTCATGCGGGGCCATACGCGGGATCACGCAGACGGGCACGGTTGATATTGCTTACATTGAGTACAAACTGGCATGAATCTTTTAACGAAAGTAATCGCCACTAGCGTCCTGCTTGTCGTATTATCCCTAGTGACTCTTAGGACAGAGATTGGCGCGCAGTTTATTTCTCACTTGCGCCCGATCTTCAACGCGCTTGAGTTCACCGAGACGAATAATGTCGTGAGCCATGACAGTCAAATTGGCGGTGACAATCTCAACTTCACCAGCAATAAGATGAACTGGGAAGGGGTTCGCGTAGTTCTCGATACGTTCAACAGGGATACCTACAATTCCCTTGAGTTCTCGGACGACTTTAGTATCACCAATGACACAGCGTGTGTTGGCGGAACGTCTGTAGGCGGAAATTGTAGATCGAGGTGCGCTACCGGGGACTCAAACGCGGGGGATGTTTGTTCCGTTGACGCGGACTGCAATGGGGGCAGTGGCGGTACTTGCGACGCCAATTATGACTGTTCAGGCGGGGGAACCTGCACCCCAGATAAACAGGCGGTAATGACACTAGGTGCGACCGTCTATCGTGAAGGACGAGAGATACTGGTTTCGGACCTACCGGATCGGGTATTGCGTATAGATGCGTCACGCACCATGAGTCCTAGTGGTGGTGTGGATTTTAGTGCGGCAACGCTGAATATACCTAATAACACCAACGCCGTAAGCACTACAGCGGGCAGAATACATTTTGACACAAACGCTACGCCGCAGCCAATGATTTCAGTTGGTGACAGCAGTAAAGCATTGCCGATTAGAGCGTGCTCAATCATGAGCAGCATTTTCGCTGCACCAGACCCTACCGGCCCAGGATATTTTGGCACATCGACTGGAACAACTGCGGATTCTGCGGGGTGGATTGCACCCCAAGATATGACGATCAGCCACCTTCGCTGTCAAACACGGAATGATATGCCCAACTTGAAGAACCTTACGTTCACGCTACAGTCGGCAACTAATTGCACCGCGACTAACGATAGCTTGGTTTCAAATTGCAATTTTACCGACAGCAATGTCGCTTGCACTATAACAGGCACAGCAGCCCTCGCGGAAAATGACTGCGACGATGTTACTAATTCCGTCACTGTCGGTGCTGACGAACGTCTTGTCATTAAGGTCACTACTACCAATGATCCCCTCGGTTTCAATCGCACCGCTCAGTGTACATTTATTTCTTGTTTAGACACGTTCTAAAAATGATGATTAAGACAATAGTAGCGATATTACTGATTTTTGGTTGGGTCAACGACTCCGACGCTAAAGTACGCTTCATGCACGGCTTCGAGGGGTGTGAAGCGGACTACGACAAAGACGGGAACTCGCTCATATTCTCTGATAGTAATGGAACGCAGCCTATTAATTACGACGCGAGGAAAAAGTATTGCAATTTCGGCAAGGACGACAGAGGCAAGCTCTGCACGACAAATGCGGATTGCGAATCTACCTGTGAATGGGACGCGGACAATACCTGTTCGATTGAGTTCTCTACGCAGTCATTGCATAGGCTGAACATAGGGTCAGACTATCTAGGAACTAACACGGACTCGGCTAGGCTGCATTTCCAGATCAATATTCCTGCAATCAATTTGGCTAATGGCACCGACCGTGAGCTGGCGGTTCTTCAACAGTCAGTTGGCTCGCCTGCTACACTTGAGCCGGGTTGTAACCTTAGATTGATTCCGACCAAAAAAGGCAACGGGGGGCAAAGCTGTGCATCTAACGCGGACTGCATAGATGGAAGTTGTACAGCGGGTTACTGTGACGGCACCCCCGGTGAGTACAAACTGGTTCTTTATTACGGCGACCCTAGCACTGTATGCTCTGGCGGGATCAACGACGGTACTTCTTGTACCCCATGCAGGTTCAGCTCTAACTGTAGCAACGGTGCAACTTGTTATAACGGGGCCGACAACGAGAGCACTCAAGGCGCGTGCGACGACGTGTGCATTACTGAAACTCCGGGTGAGCAATGGTGTATATCTAGTGCGATAGGTTCGAGCACGAATCTTTTGACGAATCGCTGGTATGAAATTGTCTTGTCACAAGACAACACTGTAGGTGAACTTGGCGATTTGAAATGCTCCCTAGACGAAGGGGGGTTTAGCCGAGGATTCCGCACCATCAAGCAAGGCGAGTGCGATAGCGGCAATCCCACGTATGAGGGATATGCGTGCTCCACGGATTCCGATTGTAATATTTCTGGCTCGGGCGGATCGTGTGATACTTCACGGCCACAAGCTAAAATAGCGTCCTCGTACATAGGGTCAGTTCGGAATGTTGACGCTCTGAGGAATGACGTGTCCTATTATATCGACGACATTGTCCTCACCGACTCTGCCGATGACGACATCAACAATGTCAGGATTGCTGAGATATGGCCCTTCGAGGACGGCACCATTCAGGCTTATCAGGCGGATTTCGGCAGTTCCAAAAGTAATTGTGGATTCTCTGACTGCGACAATAATAATAACAATGGCAACCGCGATGCTTGCGTAAATGACACGTCCCGTGCGGATTCTGGCGAAACCGCACTAAACGCACCGGACTACGATTACGTCCACAATGGGGACTGCGACCGCCGCAACACGTCAAGCGACGGCGCGGAAGATTTGTGGCCGCTGACAGATTTCAGTGCTAAGGACGCTTTAGAAACCCATAGCGACCTCGACTACACCACCCCTAGTGAACAATCCCGTTGGGCAGATGTCATTTCAGCGGCTAGTTATGTAGTCGCAAGAGATTCGAGCCCAACGGATACTCAACCGACGGCATTACTCACTCGCTTTGGGTTTGGCGACGGAACGTCTGGGTTCGAGCCGATTGATGGGTTATTGGTAAATAATCACACGTACCGCAGTGACTTCGATAACGGCATGGTACAGGGTGTAGGGGACGCTGGAACATCGCCTAATGAGTTCGCCGCCGCCGCGATGTCCCTAGTCAACTATTCGGCGTCATTCACCAGCCTTGCGGGGCCGGACGATATTAACAGCCTGCAACTACAAGTCGAGTACGACAGGGCGTCGTGCGGTGCTGGTTGCGGTATCCGCTACACAGCCGCCGTAGTCGAGGTGCTGATTCCGAGGAAGGCCCCGGAGCCTCCGGGTGTCCTCACCGACAGAAACGACGACGATGCCGTAACCGTGTGCATGACAGCGGACAGCACTGGCAACCAAGGCACGTACACGAGTTTCGTCACATCGTCGAGTGACGACATAGATAATTTCATGAACTGCACGCGGGGGAGTAAAACGCTAAAGCAACTCGAACAGCAATGGCCGGGTATGCTCGATGGCGAGCTTGGCGGTACGTTCAACTGCTTCATGACAAAAGGTACCGCTAGCCCCTGCGACTACATGATCCTTGGGCCGATTGGCGTTAATGATTTGACCTCTGGGCAAAGAGCAATGCACCGCTGCGAGGCTGGCCCCAAGAAAGGCGTGACGTGCGAGCCGCGATGTAAGATAGGCGACTCCAATGCGGGTGCTTTATGCGACCGGAACGCGGATTGTAACGGCGGGACAGGAACTTGTGACATTGACTACGAGTGCCCTGACAGTGCGTGCGTGTTCTTTGATTCGGGTTACTGCTATGGCGGGGATAATCACGCTGATATATGTAGCTGCGATGATGACTTAGCCAGACGGTGTATTATTCCGGGGCAATACTTCGGCAACTCAAACTTAGAGGTATTCCCGGATCAATGCACTGGACAGTTAGCCTGTTCGACTAACACGGACTGTACGATTGGTGCTCCATGCTCGTCTAATGCTGATTGTAGATTTTGCGCTGGCGGTGGCAATGACAATATTATTTTCGGATGCTTCACCAATTCGGATTGTGATGTACCAGACCTACGGATAAACGGGTCTGACCGTAGTGATTTCGGTGAATGTACGAACGACAACGGAACATACAGGCAGACTTGTGACACGGGTATTAATGAGTGTGTCTCTAACTGTGCGAGCAACGAGTGCATACAGTTTCCTAATTCGACAAAGGCTGTGTTATTGGACAACACTCGCTATTGCAGTGACGATGGAAGTCTTTGTGGTCCTCTCTCTCCTTGCACGACGGGGACGTGCGAGTTTGACCTTGCAGCGGGTGAGATAATTCGCCGTCAAGATAATTTACGTGCGATCACGCCATTTGGGGGATTCAATACTGCCGCGTGTCTGGATTCCGTGAACTGCGCGGGCGGCGTGTGCCTTTCAAGCACGACGCCATCACTCATGCAGAGCCGGTTCATGCGAATGCTTAAGGTCGCAAGCGAACGTAGCGTGCATTTGATTATCGTAGCCCAGCCGAGAGCGGTGAGAAATACCGCATTTGGCGCGTGCAATGTAGACGACGTTGCGTGTACTACAAACTCCGATTGCCCAGTTGGGGCGAGTTGCGGCGGTAACTCGCTATGCGAGGGTCAGTGTCAATATCCAATAGAAAGCCGAGATAAGACGTGCAGTAGTCATGCGGATTGTGATCAGAATAGCGGTCCCACATTTGGGACTGCCTCGGATCATTTAGATACGTTCACCTCAAACATAATCAATTACGCTAAAACGAACTCTGAATATTCCTACGCCGACTACGATAGGGCGTTTCATGTTCGTTGTCCCGGAAGGAATCATGCTGATTGCTTAGCCGATACAATTCACTGGGACGAAGAAGGATTTGAGGTAGCTCAGCATCTCATTCAGCAATGCTTACGAAATGACTTTGGGGCCTCGGACGGCGATTGCAATGTGCCCAACGCACATCATTGCACGACGAACGCGGATTGTGCGACCGGCACTCAGGAATATCCAATTTATTGTGACTCCAGTAATAAATGCACTGGAACGTGTACTCAAGGTGCTGACGGCGATAGCTGCCACCACGACAATGAGTGCTCGCTCTACAGTTGCACATTCGACTAACAGTCTAGGCGGTACGATATGGGAAACTCTTTATACGGCAAGGGCCGTGAGGCTTTTTTATCCGGCGACATTTCTTGGGACGGGGATAACATCAAGTGCCTGTTGGTTAACACCTCGGGCGGCGGGACTACATATGCAGTCGCCATCGACAGCGACCAGTTTCATAGCGACATACCGTCAGCGGCAATCGTAGCTACGTCGAGCAACCTGACAAGCAAAACAGTGACGCTGGGTGTGGCCGATGCCGATAACGTGACGTTCCCGTCCGTTCCGGCTGGCGCATATAGCGAAATAGAGGCTATCATAATTTACAAGGACACCGGCAGTAGCGCGACGAGCCCATTGATCGCCTACATCGACGAAGCGACGGGATTGCCAGTATTGCCGAATGGTGGAGATATTGTCGTGCAGTGGGATAACGGGGCGAATAAAATCTACAAGCTGTAGCCACCGATACGAGATACTGATAGCGCCATGAAAATGTAACAGAGGTAATTACATATGCCCCTTTTAGGATGGGATTATCATGTAGACGTAATCTATCAGCCTACGTCAATCCCATCGGGCGAGGCGTTCGGCAGCGCGACGATACAGCGGACGGTTACGCCGTCTAGTATTCTTTCAGAAGAATCGGTAGGTACTGGCCTTTTCATATTCAAGGCCGTAACAGTCCCCGGCATTACCTCGGCAGAGGTAGTCTCAACACAAGCCAAGCTCTCGATTGCGGTCGATCTGGTTGGCATACCTAGCGCTGAACAGTTTGGCGAACCGCCGCTTATAGGCAGCCGTCAATCCGTCAGTTTAACCAGAATACCGTCGGCTGAGGCGTTCGGAACGCCGTTCCTCGGAATCACGATTGAGGTCGCGTTCGGGCGAGTCTGGGAGGAGTTGGCTAGAACGCCGACGACGAGCCGCGAGTCCACCGACTACCCAGCAACGGGATCTGAAAGACTAAGAAAGCCTCGCATTTTGAACGAGATAGCTGCCGCATCGTACATACAAAATGAGTCGGTGCGTCACCCTCAAGTCGCGGACGAGTCCTTCCTAGTTAGTAGGAGAGAGTGGATTTAATGGAAACTATAGAAGCACCAGAAAGCTCCACTGTTAGATATACGGCGGTGCTAAAAGATGTTGACGGGACAGTAATACCGTCAGCAATCGTATCAACGATTACCGCGACGTTATACCTAGAGGATACGGCGGGGAATACAATCATTTCGGGCTGGAACGCGAGAGATATTTTCAACGCGAACGATTGCACCTTCGGGATTAGCGACGGACTCATAACGATATTTCTAGGGCCGTCTGACACAGCGATGACAGATACAACAAAGCAACGAGAGCGTTTAATTTGCGAGTACGTGTTCGCCTACGGTAGTGGCCCACAGAAAACAGGCAGGCATCGGTTCCGAGTCATCCTCGAAAATTACGGGAGTGTGTGATGGCGGTATTACAACTTTGTCATTTGAACGATGTCCTGAACTATCCCGGCATGGCGAATGTTGGTGACGAGGATAAAAACTGGGTTGAAAGACTGATCGCTGGGTTCAGTAAACGAGCCGAGATGCTGACCAACCGCTTGTTCTACAGAGAATCTAGGACACAGGACTTCAGCCCGGACATTAATCAGACAATCATCCAACTACCGGCTTTCGGCAATACGTCAGACACGATAACAAGTGTGTACGAGGACTTAGACAGGGAATGGACCCCCGGCACACTCATCAACTCTGCCGATTATTTTTATGATACGGACACCGGCCTCTTAGTGCGTGACCATTCGTACTGGCAACATGGACGTAATGTAATCAGGGTTACGTGGACAGGTGGCTTCGGAACCACGGTCGATGACGTACCAGACGACTTACGCATGGCGGCAATCATGCAATGTGCTTTTTGGTATCAGCGGCGCAACGAGTTGGGCGTAACGCAGCGGACTTCATCTGGGGGCGCAGTGTCCCTGACGAGCCCGAGCAAGCTGTTGCCAGAGGTTGAGGACGTAGTGTCGTTATACACGCTTTATACGTTCGACGGCGGGATCAAGGGCGGTAGGCGGTACTGAACGTGGCAATACAGAAATCCGGGGTCGCGTTCAGCATGACCCCCCCGCTGCGTAAAAAGCTATCTGAACTACGTAAAACTACGACTTATAAACGAGCCGCCGCACAAGCCCTTGAGCCTATCGGCAAAGAATTTAGTAAGAAAATCAAGGGAACGCTGTCGGAGGACTTCAGTAAGGGGAAAGAGTCTGGGCGGTATCCGCGTAGACGAAGCCGTCAGTTGCACAAAAGCATTGGCTATAGAACACTCAAGGGGAATAGGGAGAATCTTGGAACTTTACGTATAGGGGTCTTGAGTCGTCGCAAGAAACTTTTGATGGTAGCCAATGTCCAAGAGTTCGGAAAGGTAATCAAGAGGAAGCCGGGTGGGCCAAGACTAACCGTTCCACTAGACGCGGCCTTGAACGCCCGTGGCTTGAAAAAGTTCAGCGCGAGGGACGCGGAAAAGAAGTTTGCTGGGGGCACCTTCGCCAGCAAAGGGGTGATTTTCGGACGCCGTAAAAGTAAGCAAAGAAAAGACGATCCAAGAAAAATCGTACCGCTTTTTGCATTGCGCGAGTCTGTTAAGATTCCTGCACGTCCATTTATCAGGCCGCGTATTCCTGAAATACGCGAAGCGAGCACTGGGATTTTGCGCGAAATCGCAAGAAAAATACTCGCTAAATAGGCGCAACCAATGGCAATAACACTAAGCATACGCGAAAAAATCATGGTCAAGGTCAAGGAAAACCTTGAGCAAATATCACGCGACGATGACTATTCGTATGATATTCGGCAGGTGATTCGGACGAACTCAGATTTACCAGACCATCCCCCATTGCCGAGCATATTCGTGTACGAGGGCGAGGAGGACAAACAGCCTTTACGCAAAACACCTAATCAGGTGCAATGCACGCTGCCTGTCGCCGTTGTCTACGTTGCCGAGGATTATAACGAAACAGCAACTACGGCGAACGCTATGCTGACCGACGTAGTGCGAGCTATGGGAAGCTCGGTGCGTGTTGGCGATGCCGATGCGCCGACTCGTTATCAAGACGTAGAGATATACGAGATAAGCAACGAAATTGTGATCGACGACGTGAATAACCCGATTGTCTACGTGGTTGTAAACTTCGAGTTGTACTACTACCACTCACACGGGGATCTTACTAAAATACAAGTATGAGAAGCATAGACCTGATAAGCGAAAGATCAGATCCGCTTAGCACGAATGAGTTCGGTTATTCATACGCACGCAACACTATGCTTGAGGGCCTTGAGCGCGACGATTGGGACGTACTGGATACTGAGTCACCGTTTGCGTTTCATTTCACATCCCCACTTGGCTTCCGCCCTGTACGCGGCAAGTACAACGTATTGTACACAATGTGGGAATCTGACTCGATAGATGAGCAGTTTAAGTTACATTTGCATGAAGCGGATCTGATTATCGTGCCGACTAAGTATTGCGAGACGGTATTCTCTCAATACACCGATAGGCCGGTTCTGATTTCACCGCTCGGCGTCGATACGAAATCGTTTCAATACCGCAAGCGCGAAATGCCGAAAGGCAGGCCATTCAGGTTTTTTTGGTGCGGGGCGTGTAATCCGAGGAAAGGCTGGGAATCGCTAATAACGCTCTGGATGTCAACATTTATAAATACTCGTAGCTGCGAGCTTTACCTCAAGACAACATATGCTGGCTGCGAAATGATGACAGACCGCAACATGATCCTAGACAGTAGAGTTTTAGACCGAGAGGACTTACACAAGTTGTATTACGATGCGGACTGCTTCGTGTTCCCGCACTCAGGTGAGGGATTCGGGCTTACGCTGGCCGAGGCAATGGCGTCAGGGTTGCCGTGCATTACGACACGACACTCTGGGGTGCTCGATTTCACTAGCTCACACACTGTGCGTTACGTCGGATACGAGATGGCTGATAGGCAAGTCCGCATACGAAGCGCGCCCAGTGAGGAAGTGACCATATCAGCGCCTCAGCCCGACTTACAAGAGTGTGTAGATGCAATGGAGTGGGTCATTAAGAACAATCAAGCCGCGACCAAGATGGCACGAGCCGGTTCGCGCACAATTCACCGCAACTTTTCGTGGGAATCGGCGGGCGCTAAGTTTTCAGAGCTACTGGAACATGAGCTACCGAAACTTACAAAACTGCCGCCACTGGCGGCTTAGCAACAGGACTGGAGGATAGTAGAAATGGCAATTAAAAGTAGAATTACTAGGGCCACCTGCGTAACGGGAAGCGGCACCGCGCCCACCCCGGCCACCGATGGCTTTTTCCTTTACGACAATCTGGATATTGTCAGCTTGGACACAGCGACCACTGACATTAACCCCTTACGCGCTTCGTTCACAAAGACACCGAGCCTGATCGGGCGACAGCTCTACAACTTTTCAGGGAAGGTATTTTGCGATCAGCACGATACGGGTGAGTCGATTCGGTACAGCCCGTTACTGGAGTGCTGCGCCTTGGATGTTAACTTAAACTCGGGCTCGCTGGAGTACACGCCTCAATCGACGAGCTTAACTCAGTCCACTCTTTACATCGACCTGAATGGCGTTGAGTATCGGCTCGACCCGACTGTCGGTACTTTTACGATGGCGGGTACAGCGTCCGAGGGTGTCGAGATCAACTTCGACCTTCAGGGCGTTTACACCGCGCCCGTAGCAACGGCCAGTTTTACTGACTTCGACGCGGGGCCGTCCTCGGTTGAAACCCTTAAAGGAATCACGGCTAGCATCACCCCTGACGGGGGAAGCGCATACAACTGCGCTGGTGGCCTCATACTCAAGAGCTTTTCATTTACCCGTGGTGTGGAAATCGGAGAACGTCCTTCGGCGTGCGCTACGAACGGTCTGGCTGGGCTGGACATTGTGGACAGCAACCCGACGCTCGAACTCGTCATGGAGATGCCAAACTTGGGATCAGCTCTCGGCAACTACTACACTCAACTGACCAACTCGACCACGCACGCCGTATCGTTACAGTGGGGGTCGAACGCTCGTGGGATCTGGAAGCTCGACGCGGACCACGCACAGGTCACGAACATCGACACGCCGGACGGCGACGCCGGAAACCGCAACTTGGTGCTTAGCTACAAGTTGACGGATGCGGCGACTGATGGCGGCGAGTTCAAGATCACCGTCGATCACACCCAGTAGCGGTTAGGCACACACAGACCTGTTGCCCAAAACAGTTTGTGGTATTACACTATGTTCCACAAACCAAGCACGGGGGCGTGTTTTATGCACGCCCCCGTGCAAGAGAGCAAGAGGTCATATGAGCATTATCGAAGTTGCGAACGAATCGCAGCGGTGTAGATTCCCGATTCCGGGATACCCTGATTTCATCGTCGAGGTGGAATATCTCGACCCACGTAAAATCAAGTCCTTAGCGAAAGCGGCTACAAAGCCGAAGTTCAACGAGGACACTAGGTCTTACGAGGACGAGGTAGACAACGAGGTACTGGCGAAGCTGATGACCGTCAACATGGTCAAAGGCTGGACTGGGCTCGATGTCGAGACGCTGAAAGACTTCGTTAATCTCTCAGAAGCGAGCGAACAGAAAATCAAGTCTGAGATGGACGGCATCGTACCGTTTTCTGAGGCGGATTTACATATGCTCGTGGATAACACGCCGACGAGGTTATTCATTGACCCCGTTACAAAAGTGGCGCTTGACCTCAAGCGCATCAGGGAGTTGAAGGAGGAATCCATGCTGGGAAACTCCGACGCCTCGCAGCCTACGTAAAAAACACTCGCTGGCCTCGTAATTGCGACGAGTGCCAAGAGTGGCGACGTATGGGTGTGAGGTTCGACCCCGATCCATGCAAACCTAGATGTATCTGGCTACGCTTTTCCAGAGAATCCCAAGAATGGTGGTCTATTTTCCAGACCGTTACTAAGCGTTGGGAAAACAAGGAAAAACACAAGACCTGCTACGAGCTTGACTGGCAAGCCGTTGACGTGGTGTTTGACTCTTATGATGTCAAGGACAAGCGTTTCGGTATTAACATTCTGTTTGTCATAATGAATCTATTGGATAATCCGACAGATTTGACGACCGAACAAGTGTTTGGCTGGGAGCCGTTAGACGGTGGCGACAGGTAGCGGAAAAGGCACAGACAACGAATTAGTATTAGGTATCCGTGTCGATGCTAAAGGCGCGGTGCAAGTCGTTGATTCATTCTCGAAAAAAGTCGAGAGTGCCGGTACAAGTGC